TCGTTAATAGTACGACGATCTCTCAGCCCCTGCCAGAAGACTGGATGATTACCTACCGCCTCGTGTGGAAGGATGCCGATGGCACCTGGACTGAGTTGCCCCGCGTCGATCATCGAGAATTAGACCTCGCCTTGAGTACATGGCCAAATGGATCTGCGGCGAAGCCACAGGTCTATGCTGATACGGATACCTCTACGCTGACAATACATGTTGCACCGATTCCAACAAATGGTGGCGAGTTTGAGATTACCTACATTCCAATAGCCTATAGTGTAAACGGCCTTGGTGACCCGCTAATGGTGCCGCCTGAATTCATTCCCGCCATCAAATACGGTATAATGGCTGACATGTTCGGTAAGAAAGGCCGGGCCCATGATGCGTCCCGCGCTGAGTATTGCGAGGCCCGCTTCAATGAAGGGGTGATGGCAGCAAACTTCATGGTGAGAGGGTTCGTTTAATGCCTGTACCGAAGCCTGTTGGCGCACAAGCCGTTACTCAGTCGCAGTATCGGCAGCCCTTCTCGACCCCAACTTTTCGAGCTGGCCTTGAAGGCCTAAATCTTCGCTCGTCAGTGGATTTACTCGCGCCGACTGAGCTGGCCCGAATGTCCAACGTGACGTGGGCTCGCAATGGGGCGATGACTGTCCGACCTGGACTACAGGCTTTGGCCGATTCACTGGGTACACGGGTCCATAGTATCGCTAGGCTATCTGATCCGCAGAGTGGTACGGCGCTTCGTATCTGGGGTATAGACACCGATCTATACATCGGTCACGCGAATACACTGACTGTCATCGATGGAGAATTCTCAGGTGATCCCCTGAGTATTGTGCCCTATCGTCCACCATTGAGTGGCCAGCCCTGGGCTTATATCGGTGACCGCGACCGCATGCGTAAGGTGCAGCAGGGTGGCGATGGCCTGATCCTAGATATCGGGCTACCGTCACCCCAGACCGTCATTACGACTAGCCTAGGTACAGAGAATAAGACAAACATTCTCGCATTTAACCCATCAGATTCATCGGATGGACCAAATTGGACGGCCCATGAAGGCACAGGAAATGATGGGCTCGGCTCGATAAATGATGATTTAAACCCCCCTCACTTACATGCGGAATTCATTACGAAGCAAGACAGCCTTGTTGACTATTACCAATTCTGGTCTATTGGTAGAAGCCTGGACTTATCACAGGTTGGGACAGATAGTGGCACCCCCACTGATGCGTCTGATGATGATCATATTCATCTGTTTATGAAAATCAGCAATCCAAACTTTCTAAACGAGGCTCGTATCTACTTCATCGTCTCTGATGATTTTGATCCAGAGGCGAGTGATCTTCCAGGGGCGGGTGGGAGTAGCACAGATGCCTACGTTAAGAGTTTCCGACCGGGAGATATGGCATCATTTTTTACCGGTGATTCCACAGCCTCAGATGCTACCACGGATGCTGCTGATCGGCTGGCTGATGAGGATCTAATTCGCATCGGTCCCCAAGGTGAAACGATAGAACTGAGTGGCGAGCCCGAGATTTTTATCGATGATGATGGGAACATTGTTGAATACAACCCAACGGTGCCCTCAGGCGGCTCACAGACAGGACAAGGATCACGTATCCTCTCAGTTCAGGCTGGCTCAGGCGCGCACGAATGGATTGAACTCGGGACCCCCGGAAAACCTCTTCGCCGGAGTGACTTTCGCCGCATTGGTTCAACAGAGGATCAAGATTGGAGCACAGTCACCGGCATTATCGTCTACATCAATGCCCCAACACTGACTGGTGTCAGTGTAGCCCTTTGCAGTATGTATCTAACGGGAGGCTCAGGGCCGGATAACTCAAATGTAGGTCTTGCGGGCTATGACCACCGTTACACGGACTTTGACCCGAGAACTGGGGCCGAATCAAATCCAAGCCCTATTGCACCAGATGCGGAGCCCTACGGAATATTTTCTACACGGCAGCCGATAGACCTTACGCCCACAGCGAGAGGGAATCCTGACCTTCGACAACGATTCTATAGACGGGGCGGCCCATTAGGAAACAACTGGTATCACGTTGGAGTAAATACGGCAGATGGTGCAGTCTTCGTTGATACGAAGTCTGATGCAGAGATAGTGAATGCAGATACAGTAGAGATTGACCACGCTCAACCGGTGCAGACTGTAGATGTAGATGGTGAAATAGTACGGGCTGCGCCAATACCCGCTATCTGGGGACCCATTCAAGATGTGCTCTTCGGGTGCGGAGATAAATATCGGCCTGGACATCTCTATTGGTGTATCCCTGGCGAGCCGGACCACTGGAGTCCATCGAATAATATTGAGGTCTGTGCTCCGTCTGAAGAATTAATGAATGGTGGTTACTATGGCGGGCAAGGTTTTGTATTCTCTCGTGAGCGCCTTTATTGGATCTACCCAAACCTTGATGGGTCAGGTAGTGTTTCAGTTACCCCCACAGCCTGTTCTAAAGGACTATTTTCCCGTTGGGGGATGGCTATTGGGTCTGCTGGAATCTTCTTCGTCAACCGAGACGGGGTCTGGAAAACCAATGGGGGAAACCCAGAAATCCTAAGTGGTAAGATTGGTGATGAGGATGATGGCGGTATCTTTAGCGGAAAGACCGTCAATGGCTATTTGCCTATCCAATGGGGGGCGGTTAACGACATTCAACTAGAGATCTGGGGCACTGAGCTATGGTTTCTCTACCGCGACACTGGTGATACGAACCGTATTCTTATCCTCGACACTCTTGTGGGCCGTTGGAAGTGGTATGACTTCAGCGTTGAGCCCGGCACCATTTATGCAGATGTGCAGGAAAGTGGTGCGAATTCTCGCCTCATCGTTGGCGGTCGGACAACAGGAGATGGCTACAGTCACGAAGGACTGACAGATTTAGGGAGCGACATTTCTGCACAATTTAGGACCGGGGCATGGGACGCCGGTATGGGGCGCGTTGATAAGCTTTTTGGTGACCTTTATCTAGATCTCGATAGGGACATCGCGGCCATCGACGTACAGACCTTCATCGATGACGAGGTCACTACAAACCCCCTACAGACTATCAATACGGGCACAGGGCGGCAGCGGTATGTCCTTGACCCCTTCGGCACAGTGCCGCAGCGTGGTCGGTCAGTCTCCGTTGATGTAAGCTGGTCAGCTGGTGGCCGTCAGCCCATGATTCACCAGTTGGGGCTCAGCGTTGCGCCAGAGCCAGAGGCGACCAGGTCTCGGGCGACTCAATGGGACAGCATTGGCTCCTCAACAGAGAAGTATCTGACTGGTGTCATGATTGAATGCGATACATTGGGCGTGTCTCGCACCATAGCAGTCGAGTATATGCAGGGCACTACTGTATCTACCGCAGCATCGCTAACTATCAACCACAATGGACAGCGCCGTCAATTCTTTACCTGGGCGGGTGTCCAAGCTGATCAAGTTCGGTTGAGGCCCTCGTCCGTAACGGAAGACTGGATTCTCTATGAGTGCAGTTGGATCGCCCAAGAGGAGCCCCCCCGTCTAGGCATCCTAGATAGCGGATTTGAGAACAAGTACGATACCTACTATACCGGGTTAGATTTGTACATCAATACGTTCGGGCTCACAAAGACGTTTAATGTCTATGTTGATGATGTTCTCATCACAAATCCGGCGACGAGTACCACAGAATTTAGTGTGACAACGACTGGTCGGCAAGTTTCACATCTCGCATTCGGCCCTGGTAGCGGCCACGTCTACCGTTATGTCGCAACGGATACGAACCCCTGCTTACTCTATACTCATCGTTGGATAACTATAGAAGAGCCCACTGAACAAGCAAATTGGAATCAGCCACTGACTATTGCTGGGACTCATACAGATAAATATATAAAGGGGGTGAAACTCGAATGTGACACATTTGGTGCCAACAAGACGGTAACTATAGAGATTGATGGTGTAGTTGCTGCGACATTCACGGTTAATACATCTGGAAGGAAGGTGATCCATGAGGCCTTCGCCCAGGTCCGTGGGCGAGTGGTCCGTATTCTACCAACGGACTCAAACCCAGGGCGTCTCTATTCGTCGTCACTTATCTTTGATGAAGAGCCACTGGGGCTAAGTCGGTGGGAAACACAAGAGCTAACCCTAGGGACTCCGGGGTGGAAATTTCTACTGGAGGGGTGGATTACACTTCGGAGTTCCGATACTGTTACTATGACAGTCACGGCTGTTCGTGAAGATGGTACCACGGAAGCGAATGACTACACGCTACCTGACACATCTAGTGCGAAATGGCAGCACTACTTGACATTTGCGGCGGAGAAGGGCGTTCAGTTTAAGTTCCTATTTACGAGCGTCTCAGACTTCTGGCTTTACCGCCCAGAGTCTATGCTCAAGATTAATGATTGGGGCGGTGAGGCCC